CTAATTGCGTGAGCTGTGCCATGTCGGTCGTACTGGTTAAGTTGACTTTCTGGAGAGATGTGACCTAACGTGTCTGCGGGGGCTCAAGAATCGAACCGTTAAAAAACCATAAGCTAGCTTTGAGAGAGAACGATGAGTACTGCACCCCGATTCGATGTTTTCGTGTTTCGCAATGGAGAATACTTTCAGGTAAACGCCAAGCCTATTTCTTGCCGCGAAGCCGTTTTGCTGCTGCGGACGACTCGGGACACTCTGTTTTTTCGACCTGTACAGTTGCAGCGTCCAGCGGAGACGGCAGGTTTGAATAGTCGCGAGTAGGCTTTCTACCGGGCTTTTGCCGAGGTCCAATTCGACCAGCTGCAAGTAGCTGGTCGTCCGTAAAAGCCCCGTCTTTGATAGCGTTCATTGCCGCGTGGTAGCATCCGTTGCACAGGCCACGCCGATGGATCGGTCGCGACGGATTCTTGCATTCCAAGCATAATTCTTTGCTATTTGCGTCATGCAACGCATTGTCCGCAGCAGCGTTCGTAATTTGCAACAGTTTCTTCAACACAGAAAGTGCGGACTCTAGGTGCTTTACTGCTTGGCGTAGCTCAGTGTTTTGGGTCATAGATCGAATTGTTTCAGAACTTTTCAAACAATCAAGGACGCCTAAATCTTTTGACCAAAAACACTTACGAAACGCATTGCAAAAAACTTTGCGGATTCTGTCCGGAATTGTGTTGCAAAACGTATTTAGGGTCGATAAGATCCTCTGCCGTTGAGCATGGTGCTCACGTAGGAGATCGAAATGAAACCGGAAGTTAAGAAGAAGATTGAGAAGTGCACGCGGTTAGGAATCTGCCTGACATGTGGCGAGCCTCTCGGTGATCGCGTTGTGCGTGGTGTGCACGACGCATGTGCGAAGACAACGTACCGAGCAATCCGCAATGGGTTGACCAGCGACGAAGAACGTGTCGAGGCTGGAAAGTGGTTGCCTCGCAATCGCAGCGGTCGTCCGCCCAGCAATCCAATCATCGTTGAGCTATTGGGAGCCAAGCGATGCTCTACCGCAAAGAAGTAGCACCGGCTCTGGCCGTGAGTGCGAGGGAGGCAGCTCGAATGCTCAGCATTGGTCAAACCAAATTGCGTGAGCTGTGCAAGACAGGCCAGTTAAATCCCATTTATCTGTTCTCAGATCGTGGGCCACGGAAGTTTTTGGTGAGTGAGTTAAAGAAGTTTCTAGCGACTAAGGAGAGAAGCAATGTTAGTTCTAGGCAGGAAGAAAGACGAGTGCATCGTGATCGGCGGAAACATCCGCATCGTCGTCAACCGCTGCGGCGTCAACCAAATCAGTTTGGCGATTGATGCTCCGGAAAATGTCAGCATTGTGCGTGGCGAACTGTTAGATCGAAAGGAATCGACTGATGACAACTGAAGCTGCAATTGATCGCTGCATCGAACGCTTCATTGATGACGTGATCGAGTCGATCGATTGCGAGTGGTGCGAGCGTCGCGGGCAACTGGCCGACGATTGTTGCTACTGCGGTGGCAAGGGATCGATCTCGCTTGATCACATCGATTTCTACTGGCTGGAGGCTGAGTTCCTCAAGCTCAATCTGCTCAACGTCCGTCCCGCGTGGATGCGTTGCGGACTGTATTGGATCTGGAATCACGAAACATGCGACCAGGTGTACTGGCTGGTCACCGAGGTGCAAGCGTTTCGTCTGCATCCTGAGCGGATCTACGTGATCGCTGCCGCGATGAATCGACGCGATCGTGAGAACAGATGGCAAGTGCTGTGTGAGTTTGTGCGGTTTTTGTTTTGCTTAGGAGGTAAGCGATGAGCGAGAAAGAAGCAATGGAGCTTGCGGAGTCGATTGCGACATCGAGAGTGCACCTTACCGCAACAGAGACAGCGTTGGTGGTGGTGTTAAGAGCATTGAATAAGGAGCGATCGGTTCGATGCGAGAAGGATGTCTATAAAAGGTTTCCGCTCATTAAATCCTTGTGATAGAGCGGAAATGGAAATCAGCGTGGTGTAATCCAGGAAACACACGGCAGGGGGCGATGCCGAGTAGCGGGTTCAAATCCCGTCGCTGATTCTGGAGGAGTTGATTATGGATAAAGAAATTGATTGGGACGAATGGCCCGTATTTGAAGTGTTGTTAGTTGTTGTCGTCTTTGTGACGGTGATGGGTTTGTTGTGGTGTGTTGGTTAGTTTTTGGAGGGTTAGATGAAGATTACTAAGGGGAGAGTTCCTCGAGCCAGGCGTGTTTTGATTTACGGTGAGAATGGGATTGGAAAGTCGAGCCTCGCAGCTGCGTTTCCAAGACCGATCTTTCTAAATTTGGAGGACGGCATCGGGGATCTGGATGTTGACTCGAGCGATGTTATCAAGTCAGTCACGGAGTTTACGGGTTGCTTGATCGAGCTCGCCAACAGCCAGTACGAGACGATCGTCGTCGACACAATCGATTGGCTGGAAAAGCTGATCTTTGATGATGTGGCAAAGGAAGCCGGCAAGAAAACAATCGATGACATCGGATTTGGCAAGGGTTACCAATCCGTAGAGTTGCGATGGAAGCATTTGTTTGAAGGTTTTGGGTATCTGTGGCAACAGGGACGACACATCGTGTTTACCTGCCATGAGTCGATCGAGAAGTTCACGAATCCAGAAGGTGACTCGTACAACTACTGGCGGCCGTCGCTGCACCTTAAGGGGAGTGGTTGTGTCACGGAATGGATGGACGAGGTGTTTTTCCTGCGGTACAGGACGAGCACCCTGACCAAGGACGAAGGCTTTGGAGCCAAGAGGGCTGTGGCCGTCGGTGGCAAGGAACGTTACATGGCGACAACTAAGTCCGCGGCCTACGAGGCAAAGAATCGCTTGGGTCTTCCGGACGAGCTGCAGCCGACCTATGAGGCTCTCAAGCCATACATGCCTCCAGTCAAGTTTACTGGCAGCACGAAGAACACAGAACCAGCAACGGCAAAGCCGGCTGGAAATATTGCTGGCGTCGTGGTCGATGGATCCAGCAAGAAGCGAAGCGTAGAGAGTGATGCGGCAGTTGAGGCAATCGTAGCCAATGCCCCTTTTTAGTTTTTGATTTGTGAGAGGTTTTTCAACATGGGAAATTTACAAGGATTTGATGCACGGACAGTTGAGCCACGAGCGGCGTATCAACCGCTTCCGCCGGGCGAGTATGAAGCGTGCATTGTCGCCTCAGAGATGATGGCGACAAAGGACGGTAACGGTTCTTACTTGAAGCTGACGTTTCAGATCGTCAACGGTGAGTTTAAGAACAAGCCATTGACTGAGTTTTTGAACCTGAAGAACGCTAATAAGACCACAGTTCAGATCGCCGAAGGAACTCTCTCCGCGATCTGTCGCGCTGTGGGAGTCATGACACCGGCCGATTCGTCCGAGCTGCACAACAAGACGATGCGGATTACGGTTGCCGTAAAAAAGCGTGGAGAGAATGACGAACTCCGAAACGAGATCAAAGGCTACAAGCCGCGATCCGCTGGTCCGGTCAGTTCGCCATCGATGGTGACGGCCGACAACAACGGCCAATACGTTGCTGCTGGGCCGGCAAAGGCACCTTGGCAGAACTAGGTTTGCTCGCCTCCAAGTTATGGCGTTGATCGGATCAATAAGGGATGAACAGGTTCGAATCCTGACCGATCGATTAGTGAGGTTGATTGTTTGTTATTAGGAGGAGGATGTGATGAAGCTTGATTTGCTTGATCGCTGCAAGAGGGTGCAGTTTTCGTTTGAATTTATTGCACCGGATACAGCGTTAGAAATGCTGGAGAAAAACACCAGCAATTATCGAAATCGTTCTGATTCGACAACATCGAGATATGAAAGTGATATGGCAAAAGGTCTGTTTACAATCACAACTGCCACGATTGCTTTTGCAGAAGATGGTCGTCTGATTGACGGCCAAACTCGATTGACTGCATGCGTGCAATCTGGGGTTGGATTTTGGACATTTGTGTTGAGAAATTGCCCAAAGGAATTGATAGACGATCCAAATCAAGACAAAGGAAAAATGCGAAATTTGTCTTTGTATTTGAAGAAACATGGATACAGCAATACGACCGCAATGGCAGGTTCCATTCGTGCGTTACGTCGGTATTGCGGATTTAAGTCTTTGCGATGTGATGGAGCGAGTTCGATTACGGATGCAGCGTGTTTGTCTATTTGTCAGCAGATGCCGGACTTGTTTTTTAAGTGCGTCGCGCGTGTTGCCAATTCAACCGCATTGAAAAAAGTTTACCCGCCTTCAGTAACGATTGCATTTTACTACATCGCTTCGCATCGTTCTGTGGAAGATGCCGACACGTTTATGAAAGTTTTGGCAAAAGAGCAAGACGAACTGTCTAATCATCCTGCGAATGTATTTCGCGAACAGGTTATGGCAGATCGCAAGATGGAGCCGAATCGATATATGAATTTGATGTTTTCCGCATTCAATTCAATGGTGTTAGGTGAAAGCCGAAAGCTAATCCGCGAGTCAGATTCGGCGTTGCAGCATCCTGAGTATGTTGAAGCGATGCGAAAGTTCGGTGAGTTGTCAGCTACCGCAAGTAAATAAAAACTCAAGGAGGTGCCTTTTAGGCACGGACGCCAATGGATCTGCGATGGTATCAAAAAGAAGCGGTCGACGCGGCCTACGAGTTCCTATGTAACCAGGCCGGCAATCCGGTGATCTGTTTGCCGACGGGATCCGGAAAGAGTCTAGTGATCGCCGAGCTCGTGCGGCGAGCCGTCAAGGACTATTCCGGTCGAGTGCTGATCCTGCAGCACCGCAAGGAACTGATCCAGCAGAACGCTGAAAAGGTACGCGCGTTGGTGGATATTCCGATCGGCGAATACTCGGCAGGGTTGAGACGTTTCTCGACGGAGATGGATGTAGTCCTTTGTGGTATTCAGTCGGTTTACTCGAAGGCGTGTCAATTTGATCGAAGGCACCTGGTTATTATCGACGAGGTGCATTTGGTTCCAACCGATGGCGAAGGGATGTACTCGACGTTCCTATCGGACATGCGAACGATTAACCCTGATGTGCGAGTCGTCGGATTGACAGCGACACCGTTCCGGACTGGAGAGGGATCCCTGTGCCGTCCTGACGGTGTGTTCCACAAGATCTGCTACGAGGCTTCGGTCAAGCGTTTGATTGAGGAAGGCTTTCTATGCTCCGTCACAAACAAGCCAAACGAGACGGTTTTCGATACGTCGGGTTTGCATGTTCGCTATGGCGAGTTTGTGGCAAAGGAACTCGAGACGCTGTTCGGTGGTGCTCAGGTGACCGAGGCAGTCCAGGAAATGGTTGCAAAGACATCCGATCGGCATTCGATCATGGTGTTTTGTACGACAGTTAAACACGCTCTGAGCGTGGTTAATGCGATCGAAACCATGACGGGTGAGACGGTCGCAATGGTCGAGGGCGACACGCTGCCGCTCGAGAGAGCTGCGATCCTGAACGACTTTCGGGCAATGAAGATTCGCTGGCTGGTCAATGTCGACGTTTTGACGACTGGGTTTGACGCTCAGTGCGTTGACGCGATCTGCATCCTGAGAGCGACCGCATCACCAGGGTTGTTTGCTCAGATCGTCGGCCGAGGACTGAGAACGCATCCATCAAAGAGTGATTGCCTGGTGCTCGATTTTGGTTCCAACATTGAGCGACACGGACCCATTGACGCGATCGACTACGGCCGGCCGAGGAATCGCAAGGGTGGCGGATCCGCTGAGACGGACAAGATTTGTCCAAACTGCGAATCGTTCATTTCCAAGAAGGATCGGTTGTGCGAATGCGGATTCGAGTTTCTCGAGCGAGCACCAAACCACGATCAAAAGGCAGACACCGAAGCGGAGATCCTGTCGCTGACCGAGCCGGAGACATTTACGGTTGCTGGTGCGACCTACAGCAG